TCGTTGTCCGCGGGGTCCACGAACACCTCGGTGCGTTCGAGCTCCGGCGCTGCCTTCACTCGGCTGTTTGTGATCCATTCCAGCTTGAACACGCCACCGGCCGGAGGGGACGGCTTGCACAGGTAGAGCGCGGCCCACCAGCGCTCGCCCACGTCCTTGCGGATCTGGTCCCAATCCTCCGGCGTGCGACCGCGCGCGGAGACCAGATACTCGCCGGGCTCCCGACCGAGCGGATCGTGGTGCTCAGCAACTGCGGGCACGATCAGCCGCGACCAGCGCGGCGTAGCCAGCAAGTCATCCTCCCGGATCAGCCAGCCCATAAGGTCGTCTTCATGCCAGCGGGTCTGCACCACAATCACGATCGCCCCGCCGGACAGGCGGGTACGGGCGACCGCCTGATACCAGTTCTGGATGGATCGCCGTTGCTCCTCGCTGTCGGCGGCCTTCGCGTCCTTCACCGGATCGTCGATAATCAGCACGTCGGCCGACCGGCCGGTGAAGGCCGACCCCACGCCCACTGACACCACGCCGCCATTGCGTCGACCGGGAACATCGGCAAGATTCCAGTTGGTCTGCTGTGCCCGGTCCGGGTCGAGCAACAGCCCCAGTTCGTCCTCCTGAAGCGACGACGCGCGGTCACCCTTGTAGCCACCACCGTGGGTCTCGATGAGCTGCCTCACGGCGAGACCGCTGCGACCGGACAGGCCTTGCTCGTAGGAGGCGTTGACGATGCGCCGGGATGGATCCCGTAGCAGCAACCACAGCGGGACCACCACGCCCATGCGCTGCGATTTGCCTTCCTGCGGAGGCGTGGAGATCAGCCACTGGCGGGCCATGCCCGCGTCGGCAGCCAACGCGACCTTGTCCAGTTCCAACATCAGTCGGGTTTGGATGGTGTCGGGGTGCACGAACTTGGCCAGATGTCCGGGGGTGGGGAAGCGCTGTAGCGCCCGCTTACGCGTGACGATTCTCCGGAGCCGGAGCTCGGCCAGCCGGCGCTCGGCGGGATTCAACCGCTCCAGCCGGACCTTGATCTCGTGCTCCAGTGCGGTCATCCCGATCCCGTCTCGGCCTCCAGGATGGTCGGCAACTCATCACCGTTCGTGAGGTCGAGCAAGGTCACGATCTCCTCGATCACCTCAGCCACACGCTCGTTGCTGATCTCCACCTTGATCGCGGCGTCCAGCCCTAGCAGTTTCGCCCGACGATCCAGCACGCCGAGCACGACCTTGGCGCTGCCGGTATCACCGCGCAGCGCCTTCGCCATATGCGCCCGGGCGAGAAGGCGCAGCGTCTCCAGATCCTGAGCGATCAGGTAGCTACGCAGCCCGTTGTTGGCGTCCATCACCCGGCGCAGCTCGTTGTTATAGATCTTGGAACCCTGCTGGCGGGACAACTCCAAGGTCTCGGCGGCCTCGGTCACAGTCATGCCGGAGGCAACCCGCTCCAGCATCTTGGCACCGTTGACGGTCTCCAGCGCGGTCACCGTGCTGTCGGGAACACCGTTCCGACCGGTGGTTGACTTGACCTTGCGCTGTCGTGGGGGCATGCCGCACCTGTCTCCCGTCGTCGCGGGGTCGGCAGGGGCTAGGCCGTACTGGGTGATCGTAACTCCGGTGCCAAGTACCGTTCGATCACGGTGATCCGCAGGCCGAATCCGGATAAGCCTGACCCGCACGTGTCAGCGCAGCGTGTTCATCCAATAGCGCCAAGATCGCCTCCGGCGAAGCCGCGAGGAACAGCTCCAGGCGCTGTCGAGACGGTCTCCCCGGCCACTCCTTCGGACCGGACCGCAGTTGCTCGGCGGCCTCCTCGGCTCGAGTACGCAACTCCGACCAGTCCCTCACAGAGTCACCCCCGCGAGGTTCTCGGAACGCATGGCAAGCTGATCCCCAGACATGCCCCACGCGGCCTTCCGGCGACGCATCAAATCCTGATAGGCCAGGTAGGCGGCCGACTTGTGCTGCGAGAAGCCGATCCCCTTCCCCCAGTAGTCGTTGCGCAACAGCGTCTTGCACACCCGACGCCAGGATGGAGCCAGGCGTTGCGCCTCCAGTCGGGGATCCGCCTCGTCGGGAATGCCCTCGTCGTAGCCGCGCTCCACCCACCACTTCTGGAATAGGAGAATCTTGTTTCGGTAGTGCTCCTCGGTGGCTGGCGGCATGGAGGTCACCAGCAGCTCGGCAAAGGATCGCCAGGTGTGTCCCGGTGGCTTGGTGATCTTGCGGTAACCGTTGATGTTGCCCCACTCCTGGACGTAGAGCGCACCACCATTCGCTCCGTTCACTCGGGCGACCACGCGCGCCCATGTCTCCGGCTCGATCAGGTGGAAAAGCCACAGGCCGCGGCGCTGATCGTCACCATACGGCTGACAGATCCGCATCTGAGCGGGAGTGAGCCCCGCCAGATGCATCCGGTCGTACAGCTCATTGTGACGCCGATCGGGATTCCTACCGTGATAGGTCCAGATATCCTGCACAGTCATGTCGTAAATCGGGTACACGTTGTAGACCGCGTCGGTGATCCTCGAAGTCCACTGCCGGCCGCCGAGGGTAATCTTGGTTGTACTGGCAATAGTGCGATACCGGTTCAGTGATTCGTCGCACCGAATTCCCACCAAGCACGCGGTGCGCTCACCCTTGCCGTAATGGTCGCCGAACTGGACCATGAACTCCTCGAACTCCATGCCTGGACGGAAGAACGGGTAGGTGTCCAGCGGGACCGCGCGCTTGGGTCGGGGACGAATCCAGGCATCCTCCTGCTCCGGATCCCAGCACAGCCATTTCGGCTGATAGGTGCTCACCGCGTTGCGCAGTGCCATCGGCAAGGCGACCCAATGCTCCTCGTCGATGAGATCGGAGTACTCGTCAAGGCACGCTTCACTGTGCTCGATGGTCAATCGATACTGGCCCTCGAGATCGATGAACAGCACACCGAACTGTCGGCCGCGGCGGCGAGCCTCATCAGCCACCAGATGCAACATGACCGTGGAGTCCTTGCCACCGGAGAAGCTCACGTACACCCGGGGGAAAGTCTCGAAGGTGTCGGCGATGCGCTGCCGGGCCGCGGTCAGTGTGTCGATCCCCAGTCTGATCTTAGGCATACGGCCCTCCGATGAGTGCGTGTCGATGGACCCGGCGCCAGTTCTTGACCACTTCGTCGGCCACCCTGTTCGCAGCGGTGCGCTCCTCTGAGGTGAGAAGCCACCATGCCGCCCGGGTGGCCGACTCGCTCAATCCGGCAAGCCAGCAGCATGCCGCCTGCCCCACCCAGGACCGCCCACTCCGACGCAGATTGGTCAAGTTCTGCTGAGCGGCATGAGGCCACTCAGTGAGCATCAGCCTGGCCGCCTCATCGAACAAATCCGGATCCGCCAAGATCTCCGCGGCCTGGCGAGCCTCCGTGACCGGGTCGCCAGGGTCACGCCACATGCCACCCATCCAGTCCTCCCACAGCCGGTAGTGATGGAACACCTGGGTCACTTGGCACCGCCGTCGAAAACCTCCGCCAAGGTCTCATCATCCAGCGACTGCGCCACCAGCTCGGCCTCCCACGCCTCGCTGAAATCTCGGTCGGCGAAAGCCACCGCCAACCCCTGAATCTGGGTGAGACGCAGTACCTCGTCGGGATCCATTCCCAGCTCGGTACCGATCTTCTTGTCCGACCAGTTGCGCCGCTTCAAGTCCAACACGATCTCGGCCATCTTGATCACGCCGTGCTTGCCTCGAGCGCGGTTGTGCCGGATCGTCGCGGCCATCCGATCGGGTACGTCTCCCCGATCGGATCGGATCTGCACCACCGGCAGGTAGCCACTCAGCCGATCTCGAACGTCGTCGCACTCCTGTCCCACGCGAGACCGGTGGAATCCATCGACTACCTCCCGGTGGCCGTTCTCGGCGTTGGTCACGATCGGCTGTGTGTACCCGTCAGCTGAGATGGATAGCCGGAGCAGTTCCATCTCAGGAGGCGCCACCGAATTGGGGTTGTAGCTGTTCGCCTGCACCTCCTCGCTCGGTACCCACTCCACATGATCGACCGGCTCGTCCCGGAAGGGTGAGTAGTCGCCGAGTATCCGGCGGCAAGTGTTGAGGAGTCGCACCTGCTCGGGGAGCGGAAGGCCTTCGAACATCTGATCCAGGAGTGCGGCGAGCGGTGCGGTGTCGATCTCGAATCCCTGGGGCATGAGCGAAATGTTACCCCCATTTAGAGGGGGGTACAAGCGCATCCCCTTCAGCGGATGTGCCGTGGCTCCGAAAGCAGCGCCAACGCCTTGGGCCAGTCGCTCGGACGCCACAATCGCCCGTTGTCCCCCGCCGCCAGTAGCCACGCCACTTGATCGTCGGTGGGCTGTCCGCGCTCACTCTTCAGCTCGATGAGCAGCACCCGTCCGCCCCGGGCCAGAATCAGATCAGGCAGGCCGCCATGGCCCTCAATCGGCGTGACCCACTGGCCATTGCTCTTGAGCGCCGGCCGGACATGACAGATCCGCCAGCCGTAGATCTTGGCGGTGTCCATGATCCGCTTCTTGAAGTCCTCCTCGGACAGGCGCGGTGCCTTGACAGCGACCGCTCGCCCTCTCAGGGCGCTGCCTTCCCCGAGGCCCTGGAGAGCAGGCTGTCCAGTTTGCCGTCTACCTCGCCGATGGCGCTCCGGTTGACCCAGACGGCGTCATGCACGGTCTCCCCACCAGGAGCGTTGACGCTCTCGAGGTGGGCCTGATACAGCGGCACCAGGTACTTGGTCAAGAAGTCGTACAGGGTCAGCCCACCCGGCGCGGCCTTGCTCTCGAAGAAACACTGGTAGACCTTGGTCAGCATCATGTCCTGGTGGCTGTTCAAGTCATCCTCCTGAGCAGTGACCCTGGCCATCACGTAGTCCCAGGGGAAGTTGGTTCCGGGGTCGGTGTGGCTGCCATCCTGGTAGCCGAGCAGGCCGCTCGATCCGTAGGTCCAGTCCGCGTGTCCGATCACGCCCCAGACCTGATAGCCGATCTGCACCGGCACCAATTTGTTGGTGGGGATGCCGCGCGCCTGACAGCGGGACCGGATCCAGTCGGCGAGCTGGTGGAGCACCCCGGCGTGCTGATTGATCCACTCGTCACGGGTCCAGGCCGCGAACCCACACAACTCGGCGTTGTCGGTGACCGGATTGGCCTCCCGGATCGTCCAGGCCGCCCGGTCGTACGGCACGTAGGCGAGTGTCTTCGTGTCGTCGATGCCGACGTGGCTGCTGGCCTGGACATCGTCACGCCAGAAGTAGTTACCAAGCGCCTCGGCGGTCTTCGCGCCCTCCGCCGTGTGAACGGCGATCATGTACACCGGGCTGGATCCGCGAGGGCTGGACTTGTAGGCCATCAGCCCTCGCCCCGCTCCGCCAGCCACCGCTTGCCGGCAGCCGTGTGGAACCAGGGATCCCGAAGATCGTTGTTCGGATCCAGATCGACTCGACCCATCCGCATCACGTCCTCCGCCTTGGGGTCGCGGTCCTCCTCGCGGGGGGTATAGATCTCGCCAGTCATCGTTCTCCTTTGCGTCCAGGCTGCACGGTAGCAACTAGCACCCCAAGGTCGGGGGCTACTCGCGACCCTGCCAGTTCTCGTCCGGCCGATCGAAGAACTCTGGGCCGGGCTTCCACGGCAACGTGCCGCGATACCCACGCACCAACCCCTTGGGCCAGTCCCTGCCCTCCTCGCGATCCCCGCGCCACGACACCACCTCGGCTCGCAAATCATCGTCGGGGTCACGGCGCAGGCCGAAACCGAACTCCGGCCAGCGCATGAACAACGAGCTTCCCTCCGGCCGCATCATGCGGTCACCCTGACCGTTCTTGCCGTGACCGGGATGCGCCTCGGTGAGCAGGGCGAATCCGTGCCGCTCCCGCAACCGGTCGATCACGTCGAGGATCTTCCGGGCCGCCTCGCCGTCGTTGATGTTCGTGGTGTGCAGCTTGTAGAGCGGGCCCAGTAGGACCATGTCGGGGCCAGTGTTGGCGATCGTGTTGCCGAGCCACGCCTCGTCGCTCGGCCTGAGTAGGTCCAGCCCGGACGTGCGGAACTCGATGCAGAGTCGCTTGCGCCACGGAATGGGGTCGGCACCATGAGAAGACCGGACCGCGTCCACCGCGCCGAGGATGCGACGCAGTCGGCGGCGATGCAGGCCCTTCGGGTTCTCGCAGTCAATGATGAGCACCCTGTGCTCGGTGGGCTCCGTGGGTTCACCGAGGAACGGGTGAACATCCCCTGCCACACACAATCCGATCTGACTGGTGAGTTCAGTCTTCCCCAGCCCCTCTTCTCCGGTTATAATGCACCGCTCAGTGCGCTCCAGCCATCCGGGAATCAGCCAGTTGCGGGTGTCTCGCTCGGCTAGGAAATCCTCGATCGACTGCGGGGGCTCCACGCCACCAGCCGCCGAGTAGGCGCGCAACTCGTCCATGACAGACCGAATGCGGTCCATGCTCACGTCCAGCGGCCGACCCAGCTCGCCCAGCTCCCAGTCAGAGTCGAGCATCTGGATCTCACGCTGAAACTCGTCGGCCATCCGGCGCCGGCCGTACAGCTCCAGGATCCGCTCGGCGTACCGCGGCGAGAGCGACACCGTCCACGGCAAGGCGATCAGCGTGTGCAGGTACGGCGCTCCACCCACATGACGCAGCAGTCCCGCCTCCTGCACCGCCGAGAGCAGCGTCACCGAATCCAGTGACCCCTCCCTGGCCAGCAGATCTCGCATGAGACTGGCCAAGACCTGATGCTTGGGAGCGTAGTAGGCGTCCGGGGGCACCCGGCGAAACGCCATGACCGTCTCGCCCCCGCCGCCCAGGATCGTGGCACCCAGCAAACCCTGCTCGGCCGTGATGTCATAGGCGTTGCGACTCATACCTGCAACTCCCGACCATCGATCGTGTAGTGCTTGCGCGGGTCGCGTCCGTTGGCGTCACGCATCGGGGCGGCACTCGCCGGCCGGGGCCCGCCGTTCAAGGTGTGAGCCAACCTCTCGGCGGTCAAGGTCCACCGTCGCTCAGCCAAGAAGCCAAGGGCGACGGTGATCTGCTGGTCCGTGAAGTCGCGTACCACCGCCTGCTTGATCACCGCGATGAACGCGGCCACGTTGCCCATCCCCCCGATGCGCTCGTAGTACCACTGGGCGAGCTTCACCGCCCGTTTGTTGATGACCTTGCTGGGGTCCTCCTCGACTGGCTTTTGAACAACGGCAGGGAGGGAGAGCGGTAGCGATTGCTGCTCCGGCGCGGCAGCGTCGGGAAAGTCTTTTGGGTTCCTCTTTTGGGTTCCCTTTGGGTTCTCCCCGTGAGATCCACGGGGGTCACCCGTGAGATCCACGGGGGGTGACCCGTGAGATCCACGGGGGGTGGTCCCGTGAGTTTCACGGGGGGCGGGCCGTGCCACGTCCGGTGCGGGAGGAAGCCGGTCGAGATGGATCTGGTACAGGCTGCTCTGGTCCTTGCGGTGGTTTCGCTCGACCAGGCCATCGGTCTCGAGCGACCGCAGGGCTTGCTCGGCCGTGGAATGTCCGATGCCAGCCTTGACCGCGAGCGCGGCGATGGACGGCCAGCACACGCCCTCGTCGTTTGCCGAGTCCGCCAGGGCGAGCATCACCAGGCGGCGACTCGCTGGCCCGACTCCGGACTTCCAGACTCGTGTCATAGCCTCGATGCTCATGACACCACCTGCGTGTTGCGCAGCTCGCGGGCGATCCGGTAGGCGTCCTGACGGTCGGATCCGGGCCAGGCGACCCAGTAGC